AATCGCCAGTAAGTACGTCAATATATATATCGCCAACATTGCCGTAGTCTGATGGCTGTGCGGGCATATTAAATCTCTATCTCAATCGTCCAAGGCGCACCCTCGCCATAGGAAACATTCGTTCTAGAACTTGCGGCAACACCCGGAAGAACTACCTGAATAATGTTGGGCTCCTCATTGCCAATATGGACAATGTTCCGTTGATCTTCAATAACAACATTAAAATCCGCGTTGCCCATCGTCAACTGTGTGGAAAGATCACTCATCGTGAAACCTCTCTTTCAAGTTTGAACTCTCCTCTAACCACTTTGTGAACCGCACCAGTTGCAGTTTTAACGATCTCTAGGTCGTAAACACCGCTTTGTGTCAATGAGGCAGTCAAATCGGGGGTTAAAGTCAGTGTTAGCGCCCCAAGAGCGGCGTTGATCGTGATTCGCCCATTGGCGGTAGTTAAACTTATAAGCGCAGTGGATGCGTCAACAGTTCGCCTTACTTCCATGCGGGCTGTATAGCCATTCAGAGAAAACACCGTTCCGTCGGCTTCTTTGATCTCTATGGTGCGCGTAAAGGTAGACCCTTGGTCGCACACCATGTTGTATTTTCCTGCAAGCATTAGCCCTCAATCCGTGACGCAGCCCAAACTGCTGTCACCTATCAAGAATACATCACTTGTATCTTGAGGATTTGAAGCGTTAAGCCTTTTTCTTGCTTTTTGCTTGAGCCTCAACGATCGCTGTGACCGCCGAGAAAATTGCTGTGGTGTTCTTGTCGCCAATCTTGGTTGATACCCAAGCAAGGGCGGTCAACGCTACAGGCATGATTACAGCCACAACTTCAGCCGAAACACCATACTTGTTAGCAAGATAGCCAAGTCCGCCCAAAATTGCGCCCTTGACAGCCTGATCGCTTACATTCGCTTTAATGTTCTTGTCCATTGTTTTCCTCCGTAATAGGGAACTGATACTCGCCCGACCGCATCATATCCATCGCTGTTTCCAGCATCCCATGGGCAAGCCAAGGGGTCATGGAATCCGAAATGGACAGAACCAACTCTTGTTGTGAGTCGGAAACTACTTCTGCGATAAGCACAAAATTGGTTACAAGACCCTGAGGTAGAGCCCCACGAAGGAGTTCCTCAATTTCTGCATCCATAGAAGTTTCATTATTTTCTTCTTCCATGAATCCTCCAATTTTAGACTTACCTACATATTCTACATCACGCAGTCAATGTGTGGGTGACAATCATTCCCAAAGGTCTTGCAGGTTCAATCAACGACAAGATAATTGAATTTGAAGAGCCCACATCTTCGGCTACTGTCCCAAAAGTTTCTGCTTGGCTTGTCGTGAAACTTATTTGATTAAGACTGACCGTTGAATTGACCACCTTTGCACCAGTCAGGTTTCTTTGTATCGCGCTCACCATAGCCTGAAGTGTTCCAGCATTATGACCGTAATAACCAGTTTCCACCTGCCAACGAGCAAAGGCATCAAGACCAGCAGGAAGACCACCAAGGTTTGTCGCATCATTACCAAGAACGTCATCGCCATCCAAGACGCTTGAGTTCAAAGTAAAAATTTGCCAACCGATTCCTTCCGTAGAAGGCTGATATGTGACCAAGATTGGTCGCCCTCTGAACTGTGCAAGCCATGATAGATAAGAACTGTCACAAACCTTTGGATTTACAAAACGACTCAAGGTCGCTAAGTTCGTTGGATCTCCACCTTCGCTTTTATCTAAATATTCAAAAGCAACACTCTGATCAAGAATTTCATCAGATGCAGAAGTTAGAACATCAAAAAACCTTGCCAAAGGATATGTTGGTTCATTGACGGTAAAGTCCGCTAAATCTGATTCAAGATAAATCTCTGGCAAATATTCAAAAGATTGGCTCAAGAAACCGTTTGAAAAAATTCTCTTACACTGATGTGCTGTTGGTCTAGAAATATTCAGGTATGCATCGGTCAAGGTTGAAAAGACAACACGAAACCGTAACTGTATAGACCATCTACCTGTTGTTGGTACTTGGATTGGAACTGATCTGATCAACTGCCATCTTGGCTCATCGGTTCCTCCTAGGGCAACAGCAAAAGATCCTTCATTGCCGACTATTTGATTGAATGGGTCAACGAATGAAAAAGTTGAAGTGTTTTCGTCAAATTCAACTTCAGACAAAATGGTTTTTAAATACACTGTGCAGTTCTTTGTGGGCTTAACCCACATGAAAGCCTCAATAAAGTCACCAGCGTCTTGATCCACTGTTAACGAAAACTGCGATGGAGTGTCGGATGTTAAAGCGTGATAATTGTAGTAAACATAGTTTTCCAATGATGTTGGAGAAAGTTTTAGCGATCCGCGAGCAGAGTCCTGATAGTCAACCGCGTTGACAGAAAGTGTCCCATCAGAAGTCCAAAAATCACTTGTTGAAGTAGTGAAAGTTGATGACTCAAGAAAAGTTCTCTCGGTTGCATCAAGATAGTTGAATATTATTCCCATATTTAGGACGTCGCGATCGTAGTGCAATCACCAATCGGTATTGCACCCTTTTCCAGTATTGTTACATCATCAACACTATTTGAAGCAAAAGACGTTGACCCAGAAATCGCTACAGTCATTGAATCAACATACTTAACGCCAGCAATTTTTGATGCGATTGTTGTCAAGTAAAGGTGGTTCACCGAAGTTGAAAAATCCCACCCACTGATAGACAGATACGCCTCAATGGCTGCTGAAACAGCAGATCCAACATCTGATGTTGAGTAGTTCGCTTCCACAACGATATTAGCGCTGACCGTAACATCAAAAGTATTCATGTCATGAAGATAAACATTCAAGCCAGCAACAACACGAGATTCAATATCATTTTTTATGCTGAGTTTCTGTGCTGTGGATACTGGATCTCCAACCGAGTCACATAGTGAAATTGTTACAGCACCACCGACATTCGCTGTAGAAAAAAGCATTCCATCGCCAAGAACTACGCTTCCAACAGTTGTCACCGCAGTTGCAATGTTTGTGTTGGTTTTGGCGTAACGGAATGTTGTGGTTGTTGGGACTGCGGTTATTGTATATGTTCCGTTATAAGCAGCGGTAGCCATATCTGCGACATCAACGATATTACCTACAGAAAAACCGTGAGCATACCTAGTCGTTAATGTGACCACATTTGATGTGAGAACAGCGTTGACAATGTCGTTCTCTTTTGCCTGAGTCAGGTCGTAAACCTTGTACCTACTTACGGTCGGGTAGTTAGTTGAAATATAGTTTGTTAACTGTGATGCAGTTGTAATTGAACTACTGAGTGAACTAAGATAGGTAACTGCACGATTAAAGTATTCAGAGTCTGTTTCTGTGTCCGTTCCAACACTTGCTAGCGATGTGAGCGTTGCCGAAAGAATAAATGGGGTGCTTGAAACAACAGTCAGGTTAGAAGGAGTAGGCGTGTCTGGGTATAGAGATGGGTCAGAAGCAATAACCGAAACAGAACCAGTAGTGTCGCCAGACGCAATAGTGATGTCGTTGATCGTCTCGTATAGGTACTGTGTTAAAACACCAGCAGCATCGTACACATCGTAGGAGAAAACGGTTCCAGCAACAATCGTCGCACCAGTATTCACCGACAATTCAATTTCAACAGTTGCCGTCGCTGCTGTTGCCTCAACCCGTGAAAAACCCATCAAATTCAACAAGCCTTCCATCAAACCATCAGGCAGACGGTTGATAGTTGCAATCAAACTCCCCGTGGTATGAGAAACTGCTTCAAGCAATGCGTTTTCAACCGTTCCGACACGAGGGGTGAACTCGGGCATTGCTGTCTGCGCGTACTCAATAGCCTCATCGTAAACGTCAGTAATTTCTTTATCGTTTACAGTTAAATTTACATAGTTCAAGAAGTTTGGTGAAGCCATGGTTATTGTGTCCGTTCAAATTTGATTGCTAGATTTGTTTGACCATTATTGTTCGGCACGACATCAACACCAGTTATTCGTATTTCTGGTATCAGGTTTCCCACTTGAACGCCGACCTGTCTTATTTGTTTGTTGTCAAAAGTTGGGTCTTTTGTTCCATAAAAAGTTGATATAGGTAATTCGCCCGGCTCTATTTGAACAGCGAAACCGATAAGTGTCGCATAATACTCATCAGAACCGTCAACTATCGTTTCCATTTCAAAAGATTCGTGCCTGAATTTCATCGGTAATCTAATCGTGTTCATAGCGACCCAACAATCACGCCTTCATCAAGGGAATTATTCAATAATACAACAAGAACTCGTGCACCAACCGCGGGCAGAGACAAAGTCCCACTGTAAACACCAGAAATGCTTGTTGTAGTTGCAGATAGCGACACACCAGTGACTACGGATGATCCAGAAACAACCGCTGTAGTCGTTGTTATCGTCTGCTTGACGGGGGTGGTAACAGGAAAAGTAAAAGGTGCCATAAACTTGTACGGACCAAGTTGAGCGTCGGTATTGAGTGCGGTAATTTTAACAAAACCAGTTCTCGTAGCATCGTTTTTGGCTGTCAAAACCCCAAGGTGAATAGAGGAAAAGTCGGCGAATGTTGGCGCAGCCGAGTCAGCACGACTCATCTGATCTATTGCATCTCCACCTATGCTTGACATAATTCCGCCTTACCCAATCACTGTTGTTTCTGAAACTTTTTGGTCAATCTTCTTTTTATCCTCTGGGGATATCTTCTCTAAAGTAGCAAAATTTATCTTTACAGGCTCTGGCTCACCATACTGATATTGAACAGATGTAATCAAATACGCTGTTTGATCAAATCCTTTTATCCCGTAAATAACCACTGTCATTCCCGCCCTCACATTGTAGGCGCTCCCGACATTCTGCTCGTACTTGTCCCCAACCCATATATTTGCCGAACCCTCTGACTCCTTCGGACTATCCATAGATCTACGAAGTTCAGGAACATCCGTGAGAAAGAAATTCATTTTCTCATCATTTGGATACTTGAGAGGAATGTAATAAAGAGGGCGCACCTCTTTCTTGCCGTCGGTAGTAGTGAAGGTGTAGGTAGGAGTTTTCTCTATACCCCAACGACCTATCAACCAGTTAGGCGAACCATAAAACAGTGTGGGGACAGCAACAGTTTTCCCCTCTGGTATTGCATACATCACGAAACAAAGATATTGAATATCTTTAGCAGACCGAACCAAAACATCATAAACCGATTCTTGGTTCTTATCAGTTTTTACTTTTATCGTGGTGGTTTTAACACCCTTGGGTTCTTGACCCAAAAACTCTAAACCGAACTTTTTTGCAACCTTTTTCGCGAACTCATATCCCGTCGTAGACCTGAATGCTTGAGGCTTTTTATCTAATTTCATTTTTTGAATAGCCTCTGTACGCAATTCTAACTTAATCTTAAAATATCTTCCCTCGCCATTTGAAATCTCATGGCTCGCAATCATATAACGCTCGGTTACGGTTCCATCATTAAACAAAACTATGTTACTTACAGCAAAATAGTTGTTATTCCACATAGCAAGATCTTCGTCTACAAGTTCAACAGTTATCTGCGATGCACCGTCAACCGAATAACTGACAGTGATGCTGGTAACACTTTGCGCTATTTTGCGCACTGCTTGAATCTGGCTGTGCCCTACGATAATTATCGTTGAATCTGTAATCATTATCCACAATACCCAGGTTTACCCGGCATAATAAACTTGTTGGTTCCATTTGCCTGAGGGCAAAGAAGCCCAGTTTTTCCTTTAAATTTATTTTGACCCTGACCAGCGGAAGTGTCAAATTCGTTTGTGGCAGAATCAACGGTTTTTGAAGTTTTAGTTGTTTTGCATTTATTTGGAAACTTTTTAGCAAACACGGGATCTTTGCAAGAAGGATTTGGGCGAGTGAACTTCAAAGGCGGAATAAGAGCCACATTGATATTAGGGTTCCTATTTTCCACCAAACTTATCTTCACGTTCGCGCTACTTATTGAATTTTCCTTATTCCTACGCGTAACATCAATGCTCATCTCCGTGATAGAGAAAAACAAACCGCTAAATCTCTCTTCGCTCATATTCCTGTAAACATAAGGTGTTCGCGTAAAAATATCGTAATTAAGTAACTGAAAAACCTTGTCGCTACTTGAAGCCATTCTTCGCAAAGCAAAAATTTGTGGATCAACACTCTGAATAAGACCATCACCGGGATGAGCGATAAGAGCGGTGAAGTCAATAGTCATAAGATTATGAGACTTGAAGGCAACAATGGGCGTAGTTCCCGGTCGTGCTATCTGAACCATTTCATCAGAAAGTTTTCCAATATTGATCTCTCTCGGACTGTATGGGAAAACAAAATCCTCTTCCGTGGTCGCGTCAGAAGAACGCATACGGAGAATCAGTGGGAGAGCACCCGGGGTAGCCGACTGAAGACGGTCAGCCTCTGGTGTTGGATCTTTCAATCTCACCCAAACAGTAACAGTATTAGCCATAACCGCCTACGAAATCTTTACTGGTGCCACAGCACCGCGCTCTTTTTGTTCACGAATAGCCTTAGCAATAGCGGCTTCAATTTGTTGAATAGTTCCACGATCCAAAACTGAAGCATTGATCGTCGTGTTCACATATGAAGGCGATGAAGTAGTTGCGGATGGTGGAGTGTAAACAGACGGGAGACCTCTAGCGTTTCTTTCCGCTGGAGACATTGATCCACCCGCACCAACCATTGCCGTTGGAACAGCACCAGTGGTAAGCAGTGCATTGGTTTGATAAGCGGCAACGGAAGCATCTGCCGACTGTTGTGCTTCAATAAAGTTTGCAAGGAACTCTGGGTCAGAGGAAAGTCTTCCCTTAAGCATTGCCACCAGTCTTGTGCTGTCAATTGTGCCGTCTTCTTTTTTGTAACCACTCAATGCTTCGTTACCGCCGACAAGGGTTGCAAGTTCCGTTGAGTCAATGTTCTTCAACAACGCCTCGGGTGTAGCACCAGCGTTAATCAGTTCATTGCGCATATAAGTCTTTTGTTCTTCGCTAATATTCTTCAAACTTCCAGTGGTCAACTGCTTTTCCAACCCAACAAAAGCGTTAGTTATACCACCAACATCACCGAATTTTGAGACGTTGTAATCCAACATCTGCTTAAGATATTGATCGCTTGTCGCATTAGAAACATCACCAGTAACAATTCTTGCCTGCGTAGCGTTAAGTTGCTTGCCCTGTTCTTTGGCTTGAGCCTTCTTATCAAAATAACTCATTGCCTCGCTAACAGCAAAAGCACCGATATTTGACCAAGCCACCTTGATAAGTCGTGCTTTTTCCTCAGCGGTTTTACCGACAAGATCAAGAACATCACGGAAATTCAACATTTGTGCCTTGAGATCTATGCCAGCAGCCTCAGCAAGTTTATTTAAAGACTCCGCACCAATACCAAAATATTTATCAGAAATCCCAACAGCAGTTGTATAATTCAAAATACTGGTATTAAGTGCTTTGAATTGCTCATCATATTTTTTTAAAGCCTGAGCAGCATACGCAGGGTCGGCATTTTCGTTAACGAATTTTCTGCGATCAATCTCTAACTGGTCTTTCATATTGATCAGGTCGTCAACGTTTCCACCAGCGATAGCCTCGTCAATATTTTTACCATAATCTTCTACCATCGTTTTTGCGGCTTCACGAGTCTTTTTTCGCTGTTTACCCGCTTTTACATAACCCGTAATACCTCCGACAATGCCACCAATAATTGCTCCTGCCGCTGTTCCGACACCCGGAAACACCGAGCCAATAGTTGCGCCAAGTGCCGCACCGGCAGTCGCACTTGCAGCAGCAGATGTTCCTCTAGATTTAACGGAGTCATCTTTAAACCTGCCAGCGATTGCGCTTCCCGCCATATAGGCGCTAGTAGCAATCGCAAGAGGTACGGCTGCCTTTGATGCTCCCTGCTTCAACAATCCACCGACGTTTTTCATTTTTCCGCCGAGTTTTGCGAATCTTCCCCCCTGTTTAAACATTTTTCCAAACTTTCCCCCTTTCCCGCTTGGACCGTCTATCAAATCGGTTGCAGTAGACATTGGGGAACCGTTGATATTAACAACACCCGCGTTCACGTTCATTGACGGAATGTTTTTCCCAAACATTGTTCCAAGAACAGTAAAAAACTTTTTAGCGATACTAAACAAAGCGTACAAAGCAACAAGATTAACCACACCGCTGATTTTGCCTAAACCAATAGACTTCAATCCGTTAGTTAGCGCCAAAACAGCCTTGCCGAAACCTGCTAACCCTTTGAAAAATAGTTCAACAACTTTCAACAACATTGCAAGAGCAGGCATCGCACCTATAAACAGTCTGCGGATCACATCGCCATATTTTCCGATTGCTACGAGAGTGCTTGCGATCTGTTCAGCGAATGCCTGAATACTTCCCTTATTTCGTTCAATCGTGTCAGCAAGACTTGTCATGCTCGTTGTGAAACTTGTTCCCAACGATGAAAAAAGCGGTTTAAAGAAATACTCGTTGATCAGTTCACCAGCGGCTTGGAACTGTCGCATCCAATCCTGCATTCGGTCAAAAGCATCACCGATTGTCATGAAACTTTCTTTAAAGAAACCAAAAATACTTGGTGTAGTACCAAGGTATTTAGTCATCAGAACAATTAACTTGTCCGCGCCTTTATCAACAGCATCAAGGAAACTTCCCATCTTCCCATTAACATCAAAATCTTGAAGAACATAGTTAAGACGGGAAATAACTTTAGAAATTATTCCCTGAAGGCGAGAAATTGCCCCACCAGTTTCACCAAGATACTGACCACCTAGATCTGTTAACTGACCTTTGATTGCAGTAATAGCCTGCTTAAACCGACCCATAACAGTATTGTTCAGTGCATCTAATGTTCCAGCATATTTAGTGGCAAAAGTTTCGCCAAGTTTTCCTTCAGCCGCGGCTTTCAGAAACTCTTCACTGGTTTTAATACCAAGAGCGCCCGCTTCTTTAACTATCTTTTCAAAGTCAGGACCCAACTCTTTAGCCGCTTGAGCACCGCCAGCAAGACTGCCCTTTTTCTGTACTGCCGCCAAGAAGTCAGCAAGTTTTTGTGAACCCTTCTCCAAATCGCCACCACTACCAGCAACAACATCCATCAACGATGTGTATGCGGCAACAGTCTCACCAGTTA